AAGAATTCCAAAGCTGTAATTCATCAAGTCTTCGTATGGGTACATCTTCGGGTTTAAATCCTCTTTGAATAAACGCTGTAATAGGTAATCTATAAAAGATTGCACCATTTTCCATAATAGCGTGAAACAATAATGCACGGCCTGTAATACAAGTAACACCAAAGATAATACAGTCTTCAACTTCTCCGTGATGCTTTTTGAGATCATAAAGATATTCTCTCCTGATCTGTGCATACTCTACCGGTATGTTTGCATTTAAATAAGCCATAGTTTAACCTCACTTTATTGTACCCCAATTTGGTCCAGATTCATAGTCCACTTTGTTTGGTACTTCTAATTGTACTGCAGACTCCATAATTTCTTTTATTTTATCTGCATTATTATCAACTGATATATCAAGTTCGTCATGAACCTGTATATGTGGTATGATACCCTCTTTGTATAAATCAACCATAGCTTTTTTTGTCATGTCAGCTGCTGATCCTTGTATTAATTTATTCAATGCTTTGTATGTAAAAGCTCTTTTGATCCCTGGTCCGTGTTCCGCGAGTGCTTCTTCATGAGGCAATGCTCTATGTATTCCAAACTGATTTGGCTCCCATAAATTAAATCGACATCTACGACCAAGTAAAGTTCTAACACGACCTTTGTCTTGTGCTCTACGCATAACACTATCCATTAACATTTTTACAAAAGGGACTTTGTCATGGTAGGTTCTAAACAAATCATTAGCATCTTCTTTTGATACACCTAACTCCGCTTGTAGTTTATTCTTACCCATTCCATAAAACAAACCAAGATTAATTGTTTTTGCTTGTGATCTTGGTATGTTTGCCATGTCAGCTACAATCTGGTGAAAGTCTGCTTCACCCTCATTGTATGCATCTAATACTTCGTCAACACCATAGAGTCCATCAAGACTAGCGTAGTGTGTAACAAGACGTGGTTCTTGTTGAGAATAATCAAAACAACCCCACTGACAGCCTTCTTCAGGTATAAATAAACTTCTGATTCGCGGTCCAAGTTCCTTGTTCCGTGCTGGTATCTGCTGTAAGTTTGGATTGTTATAACTAAATCTACCAGTTACTGTACCACCACTATCTGATCTAATTTGATTTATCTCTGCATGTATTCGTCCTTTATGTTGATGCTTTAGTATGGTATCAATAAATGTAGTATGAGATTTATTTATCTCTCTAGCACGAGCTATTTGTTTTACCAAGGGATGTGGATGGTTCTGCAGAAAATTTTTAGTAAATGATGGAGAACTTGTTTTGGCAGTTAGGTCGTATGGTAGGTTCAATTTTTGAAAGACTTTCTCGATTGAACGTGCAGCCCATATTTGAACATCTACTAATGTTTCTTTTTTTATTTTTTGTAAGCATTCTTTTTCTTCTTCAATTAATTTTTGTTTCAATGTATATGCTGCTTCAGTATCTACACGCACTCCTAAAAAACGCATATCTACGAGGCAAGGAAAAAGTTCAGTCTCTAGTTTAAATATATCTTCAACATCCTCATGATACATTTGTTTTTTCATCTCTTGCCATAGTTTGTAAGTTAATTCTGCGTCCTGCTCTGCGTATTCACCCACATACATAGCAGGTAATTTATACATCTCAGACTTAGCATCTACACCCCATAGATCTGCAGTTTCTTTCAAAACAGTCTCATTTTTACCGATTCCAAGGTAATCCCTACCCATAGAGCCTAAATCGTATCGAAAGCGATTCTCGTCCACGAGAGAGCCAGCAATCATGGTATCTACGACCATGCCATTAATTTTAAGTCCTGCAGCCTTAATAAAACATACATCATACATAGCGTTATGAAATATCTTAATTGCATCTGTATTTAATACATCTTGAAACCATTTTAGGACTATGCTCTTATCCATGTTGCCACCACCCTCATGTGCAATAGGATAGTATCCTTTCCAGTCTTGCACAGCTACAGCTATCCCAACTATTTTACTTCGACCTATAACAGATCCAGATCCAATAGTTTTTAAGTCTGGGTCTTTTGTCTCCAAGTCAATAGCTATTTCACTATAACTAGATAGATCAGGAAAGTCCTGTGGTGGTAACCACTCTGTCTGTGGTTTAAATATCGGTTTCATTGTAATCCCTCTCTATAATCATCTCTAAAAAATGTATCGCTTTTAATATGTCTTGCTTCTTTCCTTTATCACGATGTCTTATAATATATTTTATAGCACACCCTTCCGGGTATAGCAACTCATTCTCAACAACAAACTTGCTGGGTTGAATTTTATATTTCTGATAGTGTGATCCTCCATGTTGCTTGTCCCATACTTTAGATGTCATACGCCTTACTCCTTTTTGGTTCCATTATAAATAAATTTTTTTCTGTTCTAGTGCATGCAACATAAAACAATCTATGTGTGTCATCTGGATTTTTTAAATAATCTTCATAAGCTTTTCCTGATAACTCTGTATGCACCACTACATTTTCTCTTTCATTACCTTTTACTCCATGTATTGTAGAAATACTTATTCTTGGATTTTTAGATAAATCTTCACCCGCCTCAGTTAATTTTATTATCTTTCTTATGTCAGAGTTTCCTAATTCATCTAAAGCCTCTTTCCAATCTGCTTCTGTTTTTAAACCGTAATCATTTTTTAAAGTATCTATGTCATAAAATTTATCTTTTGCCATACCTTTAAATAATTTTTTGTCCCAATTTTTATTCATTTTATGAAATATTTTTTTACAATCATTGTAGTGCATGGGTATACCTGTTTTTAATTTATCCCAGTTTTGAATTATTTCGTATATATTTTTAACTCTTGGTGTTGCGTTTCTTCTTTGCCAGTACAATCCTTTTTCATCTAACACATCCCCAATGTCATTTAACATATAATTTGCTGTTGCTAACACCAACCATTTACCCTTTGTAAAATCTATTTCGTGTAAAGTTTGACAATGTTTTACAAATCCATCCTCTTCTTTTGGATAATATTCTTTATCAACTCTATTTGTAATTCTTTTAATAATTCTGTCTGCAACTTTAAAAGGTTCTTTTGGCACCCTATGTGATTTTTTTAATGTTCTTCTTTTACCTTTTAAATTTATAAAGGTATCAACATCAGCACCGTTCCATTTATATATACCTTGATCGTCATCTCCTGTAACAACTCGGTATTCAGATCGTTTTTCTATTTTATTAAATAGTTTCCATTGCATACCACTACAATCTTGTGCTTCATCTAAAAACACAACTTTAAACTCAGGCGGAACAAATTCTATTTTTCTGTTTTTTTCTTTATCAAAGTATCCATTTACATATCTTTCTAACATATCGTCAAAGTCCACCATTCCTTTATCTTCTTTGTATATGTTTAAACCCTCAAAAATAATATCCAGTTTATTTCTTTTTATTTCTGTATCATCTGACTCATACTTATCGTAATATTCAAGTGGTTGTAACATTAATGCTCTAGCTTTGTGTATTAATTGTAAATATGGATTATCATATTTTAATGTTCCATCGTGATCTTGATCTTGTTTATAACCACCTTCTATTTCAATATCTAAATCATTTCCTAATTCATGATAATGTTTTGGTTGCATCACTCTTGATTGATCTAATCCCATTTGTTTAAAACAAAAAGAATGTAATGTTTGAAAAAATGGAAATCTATTAATAGGTTTGTTAACTTTACTTGCTGCCCTTTCTTTTCCGTTTATTGCTGCGTTTTTACTAAAAGTAAAATATCCTATCTTCTCTGGTTCTACACCAAACCTTAAAAATATTTCTATTGTTTTTAAAAGTTTTTCAGTTTTTCCTGTTCCAGGTGGTCCGTACGTTATTCTTCTCATTAATAATTATCTTTTCTTCTTTTTTGTTTGTGCGTCTCAGTCCATTTGTCAAATCTAGTTATCACAAAAACAGATAGTTTATGTTTACCAACCCGTTTAGTTGTGCAATTAAAATCATCTTTCAACATTTGCGATGTTCTTTGATAGGGTATCTTCCAATGTTTTCTAGATAAATAATTATGAAAAAAATTATCAAATGCAAAATAGTGATGACCTTCTTTAGTATATGTTCCACCATTTTTTAAATCTTCAAAATCATCTTTTTGAACTCTGTTAACGCAATAATCTTCAAGATAGTTTCGTAGTATATCTTTTGTACCTGTGCCCTCTGCAGGTTCTGTTACTTCTGCATTTTCTAACAATATGTTTGTAAGTTTTTTCCAATCGTTTGTTTTTAATGTTGGTGGATTAAATCGTAACTGTTTTACACACTCCTCTTGAAATAAACTTTGATTTGTTAAATGTTTTGCAGAGTCAAGATACAATCTATCTCCATCTACATTCATGTAATAGTATGGTTCTTCTAATGCTACAACTTGTAAATCTGTAAGATTAGGAAAGGTTATCTCTTGACCTATACCAAACTTTCTAGTCTTGCATAATTTTTTATCACACAAACTACACATAGGTTGATCATTACATTTGTAGCCCCAATCTTTTTTCTCGTGTTGTTTTGTTATAATATTTACCTCTATGTCTGACAATGGTTGAGCCATAGCAGACTCATTAAATAATATTATTTTTGTTTTCCAATTTTCAGGCCATTTAGATTTTGCATATACACCATAATGAAACAATGCATTGTTTCTACCACCCTCTGTAACTTTGTTTTGCACCATAAGTTCTACACATGGTGGACCATCAGAATATGGTGTCTCTGGTCTTTTAACCTCTATTGTGTTGATGTCTTCTTGTTTATATCTTTCTACTAACTCAAAAAAACTTTCTAGTGTAGCAGCTTCGCCACTCTCGAGAAAGGCATATCTTGTTGTATTACTACAATTAAAGTATGGTAAATTTAAAAAATTTCCTGTATCATCTTTCGATTTTAATTCTCTTTGTTTAGGAAAAACTTCTGACCCACCATAACCTAATACAGATCTAATCTCATTTAATTTATCTTGCAGCAAACTTGCAGATACGTAATCTTTTGTAAATAAAAATACATGTGCACCACCAGACTTTGATCTACATACCACTAGTGGTAATTTAAATTGTTTAATTTTGTTTATAAGTTTTTGATGATCAAATCCTGCGTAAGAGTCTATATCAATACATCCCCATTTACATTTGTTATCGTCATTAATTGGTATTACACCTAAACTATCTGTACCATCTAAATGTTTTTGCCATAGTTCATCAGTGACTGGCTCACGTTTTACAAATGACTTACCTTTTACTTTAGTGCCATTACCATTTGATTCACCTACAATAGTGACACCATGTGCACGGTCTAATCCTTCAAATATGTTTTTAAACTTCTCAATCATATTTTATAAGTGGGCGTTTCCACTCTCGCTTCGACGCCCACTACCTAGGATTCTAGTAATTTGAATTAGACTTTGTTGTCTCTTCAGTGCCGTGTTTAGCTTGGATCTCACCCTTACCTACAGATTCTGCAAAAGCTTTTGCCGAGTCATAGATTGTTTTATCTGTGACTGGTCCTACTTTTGATACATCCCAACCAAACCATGTTCCTTTGTCATTAGACATCTGAACAGTGGATAGTTTATAAATGTGGCTGTAAGTTGGCGGAGTAAATAATCCATTTTTACCCTGCATTTTAATCCCCATCATCATTGAGTTCCATTTTCTACTAACTTTAAGTTGAGTAGATTTCATAGAAATCAAAGCTGTTGATGGATTATCTCCAACCGTTAGTACAAAGTGACTTGCAGTATTTTCAAGATAATTACCATTTGCTAATCTATCTTTATAGTCTTTGCCTCTAGTAGTTTGACTAATTATATCACTGTCTGCCTCGTGAATTGCAACAGGTGCACCTGTTGATGTGCCTCTATCTTGCCATTCAATGTACTGTCTTTTGTAAAAAACTGGTACAACTTCTAATGAGTCATACAACTGATTGGTTACAGTATTTATGATTTTGCCTGGTTCTGCGCCCTCGACATATTTACCATCTCTTTTGTTGACCTCTGGAGATAGTTGACCCAAAATTTTTAAGAAAGGTAACGCAAGATCTTCTTGCGATATATTTTGAGCACCTTGGTTTGCATCAGCCTCCATATCAAATGTTGCTAATGCTCCTTCTTTTTTTGTTGCTACTTGGTTCATGTTACTTGTTCCTTTTTATTGTTGTTTTATTCTCCGAGAACACCCCGAAGATTTCCGTTGGCATTTCTTTTCCTGCCTCAATACGCTCACGGACTAGCGCTTTCAGAGTCATGGG